GATCCACCGGGCCACCCGTGAAGCGGGCAGGGGGCAGGCCGGAGGCAGCGGCCAGGGAGCGGTAGAACGCATTCGCCGCGTTGGCAGCGTTGCTCATGTTGCCGGCAAGCCCAGACGCCTGGGTCTTCGCCACCCCCGTGGCCTTGGCTGCAACGCTCATGTAGTCCCGGATGTTGTTTGCGGCGGGTGAGGCGGTCTTGCCCAGTGCCTGCCCGATTTCGTAGTAGCCCTTGCCGGTGTCTTTCACCTTGAGGCCAACATCGGCGGCCAGTTGAGCAAAGGCCCCCTGCTGACTGAGGGGCACCTTGATGGAATCGCCAAGGCTCTTGAATTGATCGGCGGTGCCCTTGGCGGCCTTGAAGGTGCCATCGGCGGCTAGGGCCAAGCCCTTGGATGCAGCCTCAGCAATCATGCCGTTGCGAGCGGTCTCATTGTTGGCCTTGGCAATCCGCTCTTCGATGGGTTGTGTCTGGGAAAGGATTTGCAACTTGGAATTGGCAATATCCAGATTGAGCTGAGCAATCTCGACATCGTTTTGCGCTTTGGCTGTCGCCTCCTTATTATTTGAAAGCTGGGCTTCACTTAATTTCAACTCCGCTTTCTTTAACTCCAGCTTGGCAACACCTGCGGCCTGATTGGCCTCTACCGCAGCCTGCTGCTGTTGAAGTGATACCAAGTCCCGCTGCAGTGCCTGCTGTTGGAGCAAGGCTTGATACTTGGAATTAAGCGCCGCCAGCTCAATCGCCTCGCCGCGTCGCTTGATCACATCCAATTCTGCCTCGCTTGCCTTACGATCTTGCGCATCTTTCAGCTCGAAGCTGTTGCGGTTGCGAACGATGCTGAACCGTGAATCCTCAAGGCTGACCAGGGCCTGGCCAAGGTTGATGTTGGCTTGCTGGGCGGCAACCTGGCCATCAATCTGAGCCTTCAGGGCTTTTTGCTGGGCCTCGGCAAGCTGGCCTTGCGTGGTCAGTTCTTTCGTCTTTTCGGTGTTTAGTTCCTTCGCTCTATTCAGTCGCTCGGTTTCCGCTGCTGCTAGTGCGTTTATATCTGTTGTTTGATCCTTGTGCGTTGCTGCCCATCGAATAGCTTCATCAATTATGCCAGTCTGAATTTTTGAAAACTTTTCACCACCTGTATTGAGTTGACCGAACCAGTTTCGGCTAGCCCCTGAGTTTGCAATGACGTTGCTCAGAAGGTTCTTGGCCTGCTCGTTTGTTAGCTTGTATTGATTTTGAATTACTTTTAAGTGGGCTGCCATTTGAATGGCTTCAACCCCGGCCAACCCAAACGACCGACTTAAATCAGCCCCTTCCATATCTGCCTTGAACCCGTCTAACGCTAATGCAAGATTTTTTACACCACTCGTAATCGTTGGCAGCAGACTGGTGCCAAAACTTGCCTGTAGGTCGTCAAAGGCGTTCTGCAGCTTGGCGAAGTTCTGCGCTGCGGTAAGTGTTCCGCCTGCGTTAGCCGTCAGGTTATTTAAGCCTTTTGTCAAGGCTGGAAAGAAATCAGATGATGCAAGCCGGCCTGTTTCTACCAGCTTGATTAGCTCCTGCTGGCTGACCCCAAGGCCTTTAGCGGTAGCAGCCAGTGCAAAAGGCAGCCTTTCTCCGAGCTGCTGGCGCAGCTCTTCCATGGAAACAACACCTTTGCTGGCAATTTGCTGAAGCGCTGTAAATGTCCCGTTGACTCCTTCATTGGTCAGCCCTAATACTTGACCCGCTTTTGCAACCGCCGTAAACAGTTCTTTTTGCTGCTTCAATGGCACACCGGAATTTGTTGCCGCTGCGGTAAAACTGCCAAAGGTACTAGATAAATCCCTGAAGGACAGTCCCAACGTGTCGGCAGTTTCGCGAGCAAATGCGAGAGCACCAGCCGCGCCCTGTGGACCGAGGGTGGCGGAGAGCTTGCGGGTTGTTGTCTCCAGCTCCACAGCCTTATCAACCGAGCCCTTGAGGAACCCGACCACTGCAGCGGCAACACCAATGCCACCAAGCGTTTTGTATACGCCGCTCAGCGCCTTAGCTGCTGCATTTGTCTGGTTCAGCGCTTGATCCACCTCTCGTTGTGCAGCAGCCAGCTCCCGCTGTGCCTGCTTAAACTCACGCGAACCGATCGCTGTTCTCTCCAGCGTCTGATTCAGCTCTGACAGGCGACCACGCAGCCCGTTGATCGTCTGCTCGTTGCCGCTGAAACCCTGCTTGAACTCCTGCCCCGCCTGCTTGCCCGCCTGCCCGATCTGCCGCGAGGCATCGAGCACGCCCTTCACATCGGCGGTGACCTTAACGACCCACTCATTTGCCATATCAGCTCTCCGGTGTCACGACGTATTGAGTGGGGTTGGTCCAGGAGATGGCGTACTGATCAAGCACCCCAAGATCCGACGTGAACTTCTGATCAAGCACGTTGCCAGAGATGGGCACCACACGGCACCCCGGCAGCAGGGCGATGATCCGCTGGGTGAGCGCCTGCAGGGCCAGCATCCCGCTTGCTGGTGACCACTCGCTGATGTAGAGCCTGAACTGTGGATTCAGGGCCTGCTCTCCGGTGAGCATCGTCTGGGTCGCGTAGTCGGGGTTGTTCAGGATCACCACCTCCAAACCCGCCACGGTCACCCCTTCGGGCAGCGCTTCATTGCGCCTGACCACCGCGATGGCGGGGATCGCCGTTCCCCCGCGTGGGGTGTAAGTGCCCAGGGCCGCAGTCACCACCGCATCGCCCGCCAACAGGTCGTAAAGCTCCTGTGCGGTCGTCGGCAGTGCCATGGGCCCCTCGGTCCCCCCAGCTTTCCCGGAAACCTGCCGCAACCAACGCCCATGACTCCATGGAAGCCCGCTCCTGCACCCGCTGCGGTGCCCGCTGGCTGGATGGGCAGCTCTACTGGGCAGGCACCGGCAAGAAAGCGTCGGAGCTTGATCTGGCCGGCCTGGTGTGCAACATGGTGAACGATCCGGTCTGCATCAACCCGCGCAAGGGCCAGGAGGGTGGCGACACCTGGGCCAAGCGCATGGACCGGGCCAGTCAGCCGCTGAGCACCGAGGCATGAAAAAGCCCCGGCAGAACCGGGGCCACTGATCAACCGCTAGCGATCAGAGCAGATCGAGGCCCACCTTGCCGTAACCGGACAGGCTTACCTTGTACTTGATCACCCCACCGGCCGCCTGGTCCGGCTGGTAGCTCTCAAAGAACCCGAAGCCATACTCCACCTGCTTGCCATTGTTGGGGCCGATGACGGCATATTTCACCATCAGTTTTTCGGTCACGTTGTACTCCTCGCAGAACCGCATGGCACGCCACGCAGTGTCGCTGTAGTTCATCGCACCTTCCAAGCTCCAGTCCTTGGAACGCCTGGTAGCAATCGGGGTGTCGTAGCTGCCCGCCTCATCGTCGTAGATCACCACGCTTTCTTTCGTGGTGCTGTTGTTCGGCTGGATGTTGCTCAGCCCCAGCAGGCGGAACGGAGCGTCGGTGCCATCGAGCAGCAGGCTGGGAGCCACCACGCCAGCAGTCACGGCGGCTGAGGTGACATTGGTGCCGGTAAGCGAATACGTCAGGGTGAACGGGCTAGCGGTGGTCACCGAGGCCACCACGAACGACCCGTTGAGGGCGGTGAAGGGGGAGGGCAGATCCTTCACAGCGATCCGCTTACCCACCGTGATGCCATGGGCAGCGGCAAAGGTCAGGGTGACCACGTTGGAGGCCAGGGCCGCGTTGGTGATCGCCTTGGTGCCGACTCCTAGCGCGAAGGTGTCGCCGGTCCCGGCAGTGATCACCGTGGCGGTGGAGCTTTGCAGCGTGGCGGGGTCGATGAACTTTCCGGTGCCGAGGCCACCCAATGCAATCTGAGTCAGGTCCACCGAGGCCGACTTCATTGGGGTGAAATAGAACCGGAAGCCGTAAGCCTGTTCCCACGTTTGGGGCATGATCGTTCCGGCACTGCCGGTGCGTTACCCCGCAGGTTTCCCCGTGGCTTAAGCCCTCTCAGCGGCTTAGCCGGGAAAGCTCCGGCATGGCTTCCTACCCTCGCGGCGTCTCTCACT